TAGCTATAGTTTTAAATGAATCAGCTATGTCAGACAAACTTTTCTTCCAATTTTCACTTGTCTCTAAAACCTGATTCAATTTATCAGTTATTCCACCCGATATGTCGATGGTGTCTGCCAATTAATTTCCTTATTTGTTAAGCACTTTCCTTCTGCGATGCCTTCTGTGTTTAGGTCTGCTTGCTGTAGCCAGCTGCTTACCAATCTCCATAACATTTCTAGATGATTCATCAAATTCTTCGTCAGTAGATGAGTATTGAGGATCTTTGGAGTCCCAAATCTTCTGCGCCATATCTGGGTTTGAAAATGCTCCAACAAAAGTTCCATAGTCATGATACATTTCATGCTGCTCTTGTTTGTCTGCCATCCATGAATGAAACATCCACATCCATTGGAATTCATCAATCTCCTCAAACCACGGATCATCTGGTAACTTATTATAAATTTTACATAGTTCCCAAATAAATCTGTGTTCTATGTCGTTTACGATTTTTTTACGTTCTCAACCACCTCCTCCGCTGTTTTTCCTAAATCTTCACCTACTTTTTCATTACTATTTTTAACCATTGCGTTGTATTCATTATGCAATTTTACTAATACACCTTCATCTAATTCTTGTACAAATAAAACTTTATCATCCAAATTATCTGTACCTAATACAATATCAAATGGCTGCTGCTCTATTTTAGTAATAGCTCTGGCAATCGTTTGGGCACGCATTTCGTACGCCTGTTCTACCGCAGTATCTACCTTAGATACTGCTACCATTACCTCACGCATCTCCCTAGCTTTGAGCGAATTTAATGAGAAAGTGACATCATCAATTTTTATATCAGAACCAAGCCTACCAATGCCGGCTAAAATTTCTAACCTGTGAATAGCTTGGGGAGCTGCTTTTACCTGAGCTTGACGCTTTTCCTTACGAGCTTTCTCTACTGCCTCTATCATTGCGGTTTCCGCTTCTTCCGCCACCTCTTCCTCATTCGGTTCGGTCGGATCATCTACGGTTAAAACCTTTTGTTCTTGCTGTTTTGCAAACGCTAATCTTCCCATCGGGCTGGAAATACCTCGGACCCTTTCACTCATACTTACACTCCTATTGTATATGGCTAAAAATTAGCTTTTAGCTCATGCAAGGTATATAACCGAGAAACTTAATAAATTACAGAGTTCGGCCGGTCGCCCCGTTAAAGGCGTCCAGTAACCCCGGCGCATCTAGCGCACCACGATACTCACCCGTGTCCGCTGATTGTTCGAACGGGTTTGGCGCATTTATACCTTCCATTGGAACACCTATATTGTTTTTATTACCAATAATAGATACCCCGGGCGAACCTTGTCTCCAAGTCTCAATACCCTCTGCTTGCCAGGTCATATCTTCAACAATTACAAAATCGGTTACTTGATAAGTATAACTAATATTACCTAACCATACGTTCCGGATGGTTGTAACAACAATTGAATCGTCGTCAGATCCCTGGAAATTATCATGAATAGTGATGTCAAAAGGAATGCGTTGCGCATGTACGTGAACGAATCCGCGCATAAATGCTTCCGCAATTCTCTGCCCATCAAACCTTACACGGTTGCATGATCCGCTGATTTTGGTAGAAACGTTGGGAGCGCTATCAACATGTCCATCAGTCCCAACTTCATCAATCATCTTTAAACCACGCTCTTCACTAACTTTAAGAGTTTGTACTGCGCCAACGACGATCCCGTTGACTGCAATATAAATATTAGTAGATAAATGTGTTGCAGTCCTAGCTGCTTCACCTTCGGGATGAATTCTTCGGGTGTTTCCCGCATTTGTGGTTCTAACTGGCATGTATATCCTCTATAGTTGATTAAAGAATACCAACTGTGAATTCGATGTAAATGAAATTGACTGGGTAAGTTGGCTGTACATGGACTCTAACGTTCCACTGAGTTGGATCAACCTCGTCTCTTTCAACCTTGAGGTCTTGCCACGCAGTAATGTATCCTTGACCTATAAAGCCATTTAACATACCCGTAGCACGAGAGCTTAATGATCCCTTTAATATGCTGGACTCGGCAGTACCAATGAATCCCTGGAAAGCTTGCCGCATGTTCTTGGCAATACGATCTCGGATAAATATGATGCTGATCTCGATTTCCTCAAGGTACCCGCTATTGGTTGTGGTTTGTCCACGAACTACTCTGCCGCCGCCGGTAACTGGCTGCACAACAGTGATGCCGCCGGCAGTTAGTTGCTCTAAAGTAATTGGTCGATATTGCTTGTCGCTAAGAATGGTGAATCCACTCATAGTTTTATTGGTAAGCGGAATAGCAATGTTGGTGACCGCAGATAAGAACCCTGCAGCTGCCGCTGCTAAGAAGAAGCCAGAAACTAATGTTCTGTCTGCGCCAATCTGTACCACAATCTCATCCGGGTAGAAATAAACTACACGATAAGTGGTGCCATAAGCGTTTTGTACACCGTAGTCCGCCAGGTCCTCAATGTTGCCAGCCAAAACTTCCAGAACGTCGTCACCTTGAATACCTTCAAGAATACCAATGTCCTCAACTGCTGCTGGAGTTGTGCCTAATACGTTGGCAGGATCTAAACCTTGGATTGCTCCAATAAACAATACTCTTTCTTTGCGGTTCTTAATGTTGCTCATTGCCTCTACGTGAGACTTACCGTTTTGGAAAATAGCAGAAATGGTCTGAGAAGGGAGCGGTACAACAATAGATGTCTCAATAGTCTCCAACGTCTCATAAGCTGTAATCCAACCCACATCGAAGAAGTCCGCATCCCGGGTGTCAACTATGGTAGCTCTAAGGGACTGCCCAAGAGTCATCGCTAAATCGTCGGTCCAAAGAATCTTCGCATTTTCAATAGCCGAGTCTATAACCTGGAATTCAACTGCAGATTCGTTAGTAAAAGTCCCGCCAGTCTCGTGCTGGATGGTCATTACACCAGCAGTAATTGAAACGATGGTATGAGTTCCATTATTAGCAGCTGCAGCATTAAAGATCTTCAACGAACGGGTGGGGCTTAAATCATCTATTACAAATGAAACCGCATCACTACTAATAGTAGCAGTATTTCCACCCAAAGAAGTTACAACGCCGTCATTATCTTCCTTAACCACACCCTCAGTATCGTCCAAAATCACCGTATATGAGAACACATAGCCAACGCCAGAAATGAACAAATTAGGATTGGCAGTAATTGCGGCATCATAAAAGTCCACCTTGTTGGGAACTATTTGTGTCTCTACGCTGGTTACTGGATCGGTAATGAAGAAGTTAATATTTGTATCCGTATCTGGAATAACATTGATCGGAAGAGCAAACGTCATATCCTCCTCAGCTGCGCTTCCAGAGGCTGACTCTTCAAGAATGTAAGAAACTCTGCGAGGCACCGAAGGTGCCGTCTGCATTGCCCATACTCCTGGAGGTGAATTAGAAAACGCTAACTGAGCGCCTAACGATAGCAAGTTGGTTAAACTGGGAGATCCGTGTTTGGTAGTAAGTAAATTAATATCAGTAAAGAATTCCGGCGTATTAATATCTGTAGTAGCAACATAAGTTGCGGTTAAACTATCGCCCGCTAACAAAACGCCGCCCTCTACCTCAATAGTAAACCTGTCTCCCTCTTGGAAAGGAGTAACGCCTTCTGTAATCGAAAAGCTAAGGATGGTATTGCTGACGGTAATTCCATTGGACTGCCAGAATATTTGATTACCATAGCCATCCAAAACGGTGCCGCTGACCGTTCCCTGAACAACAAATTTAGCATATCCATCAATCGGAACGCCATATCCATCACGACGTACAGAAGTACAGCGTACTGTCCAACTTTCAGAAGGTGCGTTTTCATCAACTAGGGTTAAATTACCAATAGTTCCGTTACCAACGTTTAAGCCGCTGGCAAGATAATATGCTCCACCTTGATCAACTAAAGCTGCAACCTGTAGTTCAATTGTTCCGTCCGCAATCTCTACTCTATAATCATAATTTGAACTGAATGAAGATTCATCATTAGTACCTTCTGTGCCAGTTAAGGGTACGCCATTCTTAAACAGCGTAGTACGATTGCTAATTATGGGAGCATTGCTGAGCTGAAAATGTCGTCCATCTCGCCCAGAAGCGGTTGTAAAAGTTGAATCCAGTCCATCTTGTCCACCACCATTTGCCGAAGCAACTAATGTCTCTACTCTAGAACCTTCTCCCATAAGCGCTGCCAATCTCTGTCCACCAGGAACGGAAACGCCTTTTGATAATGTAGTTACCTGGGTATATACGCCAGGAAGTGCTTGATTTGAGCCTGGAAAGTTTGGCATTGATTATTCCTCTAACGTTGAGAAGTAGTCCATTCTCTTAAGATACTATATTATTCCCATTACTATGGAGCTTTTTTAAAGCCTAAGATGGCTGAAAAGCGTCTAAAAGCTCAAGTCTGGTGTTGATGGTTAAATTTGGCGCAGCGACAAAAGTATCATCCACCGTATGACCTAAATCTACGCAAATATTAATAGCCTCCAAAACTCCTGATATAGGAATTTCCCTTCTCCATTCAGTTCGCAATTCTAAAGTTATTGTTTGTCGATATAGTTTATCATTCCTATCTTCACTCTCGCTGGGAGCACCAGCACTGATTGTGGGTTTGATAGATATTCCTGCGCGATTTAACTCATTCCACTTCCAGTCTTTAAATAAAAGTACAATTATCTCTACTAAATCATCTCGTGCCCTAAGTCCGCGCGCCGATACCTCAATGCTCATGGACCCTTCCCATGCGCCAGAAAGAATGAACTTGTCCGGCTGCTGGACTAAACGTTCATTGCCCTCCCCGTCATAAAATATGACTGTTTTATAACCAACCACATATTGATCTCTATTTAAAGAAATCGGAACGGATCGGAACCCACCAGATTTTACTAAAACTGATGGATAATAAATAACATCATTTCTAAATTGCTCCCCTATGTATATGCGCGTGGTCCCATCATCAAAAAGCCCAGCTTCGGGGTTTAGATCTGTGTGGTCTGGTGTGTTAGGATAGCCCCAATCATCAGAGGAAAAATGATAGAAACTGTCCTTCTCAAAAACCTCACGCAGCGTAAATATGATCACTTCCTTGGGATAACGAACCATGGACGATTGGGTGACATCAAATAAATC